ATACGCACTGCTTTTCTTGTTCTTTGCGTTAGGTCTCCAATTACTCTCTTTAGTCCACAACTTATCCAAACATCTCATCTGTTTGTAGTCATTGACTATTAAAGCTGCAAAGGCTTTGTACTCATAGGTTTGTACTTTGTCTTTAACGTATCCCTTAGCTGTAGCAGACATAGGTGTGGCCATTTGTAGGAGTAGTAAGAGCAGTAGTGAGATGGTTACTTTCTTTATCTCTTTATTTAGAAGGGTTATATTTAGCCATTTATTTAAGGGGGCTAAAGTGCTCTGCTGCTGTGAGTGTCCACGATACACCCCGGAGTCAAGTTCTTTCAAGATTGTGCGTAATTTTGGGCGTGTCATAGTTGGTTCACTGTGTCCTCGTGATCTACAAGCTGCACACCCATAACACCGCAACCGAGGCACTCAACAACAAGGAGGCCCGGCGGCAGGTTATTAAACTCGGTAATGTTTGTATGATCCTGAATGTTTTTACATATCCGGCAGTTAAAGCGTAGGGTCGCCATAGTCGGACCTTTTGAGATACTTCATCTCGAATAGATTGCGCTGAGGTACCCAGTAGTTATCGTCCCAGTGGACTTTATATTTAGGGTGAATTGCCATAGCTACAGGCATCCAACCAATAAGAAAATACACCGGTGACTTGCCAATAACCAAGATAGCTACGTCCTTCATACGCTCGGGGGAGCGGTAGCAGTTTTGGATGATCAAATGGCCAGCCTCGTGCTTGGTGTGCTTTACCTCGATATTGTTACCGACATCTGCCTTTGTATCGTCTATGCCCGGATCAGGTATGTAACCGGTAACCCCAAAGTGCAGAGCTACCGCTATCTGTGCACCGTAGCCCTCAGCCTTCTCCGTTATCATCTCGTGATAATTGAGAGTCCGGTTATATTGTCGGACCTGAGTAGTAGGGTGTGAGTTTTTTACTGCCATCCAGTCCACACCTGTTTTATGAGCTAATTTCTCCTGCTCGTGGTCGAGCACCACACGCTCTAGCCTCGGCATTGTGAGCATAGCCATATGACCTCCTCGCCACCGACTACCTGAATAGTTAGTCCGCCCTGACGTGGCTGGTGTGTGTTGCACTGATCGCATAGGTCTGTTACTTCTCGCGTTATTGAGCCGTCTGTGTGGATAGTTGTGCACACGCCTTTAGCGATTATCTGCATTTCACCCACGGCGGTTTTCCATATCTTCAAGGATTTTGCGCCTAGCATCTGTACGAGCTTTAAGATCATCCTCAACTGCGTAGAGTCGAGCCATATCCCATAAATCATCTTTTGTTAAAACATCTAGATTTTTCATATCCATATGCAAAATCAGACTGTACAAAGCTGTAGTAATTCCCCAGCCGTGGTGAACATCTCTGCGTTTATCTAAAAATCTCATAACCACACCGGCTTGCACTGGTCTGTTCGCACTTTGCTAGGGCAGGTGTACCCCTTGTAGGCGTTCCCAGTTTTGGAGCTTTTGCCCTCCTTGTAAATCATCCTGCCGTGTGAACATTTTGGACTGTCCTCGACTATTTCGCCGCCTAGTTGTTCGGCCACTAGCTGCAGCACGTTGCCTACAGGCTCGGCAGTGCCTTCGCTTTCGCTTGTTTTGATTGTTAGAGTAGCCCACGGATCCTCGTTAGATACAGGAGAAGGCGCATCTACTCGTTGCATATCTTGGCGTGTAGGACGTGCATCGCTAGGTGTGAGCAGACTTATCACACGTCCATAAGCTGACGTAACTGTGTCCTCAATAAACCATTTTTTCATATTGGCCGGATAAGTAGCCACGTTACCTAGTGCATAATCTGTAGCACTTGGTACTGCATCCTCATACTCGCGGTAGGCCTCAGCTTTAACTAATACCCAGCCTGCAGCTAGGTCCGCGTCCTCGATATAGCAAACCAAACGGCCACTAGGGAACTCAGTTCTAAAGCGTTTAATGCGGCTGTTTACGTCCTCATAGTTAGATAAATCAAACACGAGCCACCTCCGCTAAACGCACTCGGAGTTTAGAAATGTCCAGTGATTGAGCCATACGCATTTGGTCTTGTAATGACCAACTCTCACTGCCATCTTTACCCCAGCCTTGAGTAATGCCGTCTAAACACTCGCGGCAATATGCACGGCTTTGCCCATTAGTAGAGACTGCAACTACTAAGGCTTGTTTTTGCGCCTTTGGATGCCACGTCTTATCTTTTAATCTGCCCCACGCCATTTTGCAGTGATCGCAGTAAGTTCCCATAGCTGCATCGGTAATCATTGTTGCACCGACTTAGCGCCACGACGGTAGCCCATTTGTGTGCCGATTTTCTTGCCCTCGTTAAAACCTTTTGCGTAGAAAATCACCGCGGTAATCGAGGCTACGATAAACATATAAATTAACACTTGTATCTCTAAAACTGTACTCATTGTATTACGCCCTTTGTTGTGGCCGATACGATCTAAACCCTGAGAGCTTAGCCCGGCTCGGCAGTTAGTGGTACACCATAAGGGTAAAGGCGAGTACCGACAATACGCCTACGACACGCTAGGAGGCTCATCCTCTTTTTTAGGCTGTCTAGACTTAAGCCCATTGGCGCTTACTATCCCTGCCAGCGTGCCAGTTAAAAACACCGTGAGCGTAGATACCAAGTCTATAAAGGCTGCATCGTTAGGAGCTTGTTTCATAGGCTGGGTAATAAAGAGCAGCGCGTAGAGCATTGACGATACTGAGAGGGCAAAAACTATGGCCAAGATAATGCCAATAGCAACTATCAGGCGTGCGTGTAATTCCTCAGGCGTAAGCCGGCGTTTACTGTTCAATGACGACCTCCTCGTCAAATAAGTATTTAGTGCAGAGTCCGAGGCTTTCGCATTGAGGAGGCTTGCACTCTGCCTTTTGCCAGTTTTGATACTCCTGGCACGGATAGCGTACCCATCCTTGATAACCGCACCCCGATAGGAGCAGACTCCCCAAAATCGCCCCTATCAGGGCTTTCATTAGTTAGAGCCTATGCCGTATTGCTTTTCGCTAGGTGCTAGAGCTTTAAGGATAGGGCCCACTAAACCTGCGATAAACGCATTAGCCAGTGTCTTTGGATCTGTAATGCCTGAGAGGTAAAGGGCTCCCACGCAACTAACAGCAGCTCTAATATATGAGAGCCCTGCAGCTTTGAGTTGTTCGCTCATTGTGTTTTCTCTTTTCTGCCCTTAATTGACTTGGTATAACACCGATACGGTTGTAGTGCCTGAGCTAACTACGCCGTATAGGCCCTCGTGGTCGCCCACAGGGATAGTTAATTTATCCTTATGATCTACAAGGTAGCCGTTAGCGGTAGTCACGTTTGAGCCACCGATATACAGCGCATCATTACTAGCGTGTAATAATACGGTTTGGTCAAAAGCCGTAGCAGCTACTAATAGTGTTGGAGTTGTAGTTACAGTTATTCGTGCACTTGTAGGCATTATTTAAGTCCTAACTTTTTAATCATCTCCGCAGCTTTAGCCTGGGTTACTGCTACCTCAAAATGCATTTCGTCCTTACGGTTTACGTAATCGCCACCCCATTTGAGGCCGTACTTTTTAGCGAGCGCACGGATCATAGGGACCTTCTCAGCAGGAAATGTGCCTACTTTGCCGAGTGCGTGCTTAGTCGCGTTGAGGTCTATAGCTGTACCGGAGGAGTGGCAGCTCAGTTTGTCGGTGCTACCGCGTACCATTCGATAGGCGTAAGACCAGTCATCGAAAGTACCGCCCTCTACTGGCTCAATTAGAGTATTAAACTCAGCAGTAAAGGCTGCAAGTAATGGGCCGCAACCCTCAGCGCATCGCAACTTAAGGTTTGTACCCTCGACCTTGTAGCTAGTTATTTTAATCTCGTCCGGATCCTTTGAGGCAGGCCAGCCGTTATAGCTACTCTGCATTTTCTAAACTCTTTAGATATGCCTGATAATCAGAGTTAGCAGGGTCAGTTGGGATAAAAGATGTTGTGCCATCTTCATTATCTCGTTTGATTGTATTTCCAAAAGGATTTTTAATTACTTCATATCTAATCATCATAACTCCGAACTAAATGTAATATCAGTTAATGAAAATGCTGCGGCTTGACCAGTAGTTCCCAATGCCGTAACTGTAGGAATAATAAAAGCAAGGTCTGTTGAACCAGAACCAGCAGTTAAAATAGAGTTGGTATTAGTAAGAGTTCCTGCAGTATTAATATATTGCACACTTGAAGTTGTTGTATTTCCTAATGTAGGAGATACGCGCATTGTAGGACTTACTAAAAGAAGAATGTCGAAATAATCATTTGTTCCATCATAACAAGCACCAGTTGCACCTAAAGTTTTCTTTTGGTAATACCTTTGGCAAGCAGCCAATTCACCTTGAATAGTTCCTGTTGCAGTTTGGAAGGCTGTGGCGGTTGAACCTTGCTCAACCTGAACTCCCCATATATCTATTGTTGAAGAACCTGTAATGGAAGTGTCATTGTAAATGTCAATAAGTAAATGTGAATTAGTTCCAATAGTCTTTCCAGAGATTGATGCCATAGTAAATGTGGCTGTGTATCGTGTCCACGATGTAGATAAATTGCTTAATGTTGCAGTTTGATTGACTGAACCTGAACCACCTGAACCAAAATTTTGCTGAATAAGCAACTTCAATCCTTGTGCTGATGAACTCTTAGCCCAAAATGAAACAGTCATTGTCTGACCTGCAAAGGCTCTGACATCTTCAATCTTTTGGAAACATTCCCAACTTGTTGTTGTTGAGGCTAATGTGTAACGAATAAAATAAGTTCCTTCATAGCCCGATACTGGGGCTGTTCCTGCTGTAAAGGTTTCACGGCTAATAACGCAAGAACCAGCAGAATGAGCACTAGCAGCAACAAACCTGTCTGTTGTGTAAATTGGAGAACCAGGAGTTACAGTAAATGAAGTACCGCGTTGCCAAATTGAAAAATCAGAATTTAGAATTCTGTTCTTGCCCGCAGCATAAGCAACGCTTGAACCAAGAAGGTTAATTGTGCCAGTAATATCATTGACATCCGATGCGGAATAGACATCTCCATTCGCATAAGTCGTTTTCATTGGCCAGCCTGTTGCCATTAGCACACCTCTTTCAGGTAAATAATTTTAGTAGTTAGCATCTATTAAAGCCTCCTCAGTAGTAAGTGTCGTATCCCAGCTATTAGCCGTAATATCGTGAGCTATGCCTTGGCACTGCAGGGTTTGGGTTATGACCGTGCCAGCTTGCCCATAATTGGTAATCTGCATAGTGTCGAAATAATCAAGGTCTAGAGCTGCATCTACCCCTGCGGTATAGCCCAGGGTTACAAGATCGAGGGTTATCTGACTAATGGTTAAAATCGCATCTTTGCGAGCGCCCACGTATGCAGTAGCTAGGCTTAGGGCTACGCCTGTGGTCTGCATTAACATCGACTCGGCAGTAATAGCCCGGGTAAAGTATTGAGCGATAGAGGTAGCATCCTCGTAGGTCTGTGTAGCTAGTCCAATAGGGGTAACACTTGCCCGGTTTACTATGGCTTTATCGTTAAAACTAAATTGGATTTTGGAGTAGTTAATACCTGTAGTGCCGTCGTTATTAAATACTTTAGGTGTGGCGCTTTGTGCGTCATAACAATAAGTACGGTTCTTGAATACTACGTTGCCTGCCTTGTCGATATAAAAGGCGCCGGGTCCCTCTGTAAACTCTACGGTTTGGCAGGCATCGAGGACTGTACGAGTGCCGCCCGGGTCTACTTGGCAGGTTGTATTGCCTGTCTGTATGGAGCGCTGAGAGTTAGGAAAGGCGACCATATCGAGGATTTTGTTAATGCGTGTGCCAGTATCTTGCCCTGCTGTAGCTCCTGTAACTGTAGTTACGTTAGAGTTAAAAAAAAGTCTAAAGGCATCAAAACACACTAGATCAACAAAGCCGGTCTCTTGGTTTTGAGGATAGGTATATAAGAACTCTGTAATGTAACCTGCAAAGATAGGGTAGAGAGTGCCGTTGTAATTAGCTTGTATCTGTATCTTACGTAGCGGCTGCACATCGGGGTAGTAGGGCGATGTAACCGACTGGGGGTTAAAGTAGCCGTTTGGATCATTAACTCGCACTGTGGCTTGAGCGCTGAGGTATTTATCCTGCAAGATGTTACGGCTGCGGCGAGTAGATATTTTAAGTACCTCGGCCGATACATCCACAATATTAGGTACAACAGTGCCAAGCTCTGCAAAACCTAGCTGTCCTGTACCTAGCACCATTACAGTGCCAAAACTCGCACCTTGCGTAAGGTTAATTTTAACTATCGGAGTAGCTGGTAATACTGCCATTAGTACACCGTTGAGTAGTTAATAGGGATACCAGCAGCTTGGTTATTGTAAATACCCTGAGTAATGGCATCTACTAAGTCACGCTCTGTAGATACTGAACCTGCCACGTTTACTACCACTGT